ACATTAACCACGACAAGACGCTTAAGGTCAATTCCTCTACTTTCTAAGAGTGACTTATTGACAGCTGCCTCAGTATCAAAATACAGGCAATATCCATCAGGATTAGAGTCCAGAAAATTCTTAACCACTGCGAGAGAGAAGAAAGTTTTTCCTGTAGAACTTTCACCAGCAATTGCAGTGATTTTGTTACCAGAAACACCCCCACGGATAGACCCAGATACAAGAGCATTAAAGATGAACGAACCAGTGTCAACGTATGTTTCAGTTTCATCAATATCTGCTGCAAGTTTGGTGTAATCATCACCGATTTCTTTTACAATATCCTTAAGAAAATCCATCATTTTTTCCTCTAATGTTTATGTTCCAAGTCCAAATTTTATTGTACAAGCGTTTGATATCTTCGTAGCTATAGACATTTGGGTCAATGTAATGACTACGACTCAAAGCACTAAGTATTAGTTTAACCTCATTGCGATTCAGTTTTAAATTCACTATGTTACTATCCGAAAAAAGATACAAGAGAAGATTTTTTTTCAGACTGCCAACCAATAGTATTTAAGATAACTTTAACTGGTTCCAAAAATCCCTTCTCAAACTGCAAATCGTAATCCACATACCTAGTTATACCAAGTTCTTTAGGGAAATCTTGAATGAATGAAATAACATTTTCAAAGAGTGGATTGGGTTTTTTCAAGTAGCAGAACTTAACCTTTTCTCCATTTTGAATCAAAGAATACTTGTTAGTCAATCCATTCTTTTCAATGTGATGATTGAATAGCAGTGCTCCTCTTACATGAACAGGAGTTCCTTTCTGATAGATTCGATAGGTCGATTTCCACTTCAATACATTAGAAGCAGATCGGGGAAAAGAGATTTCTTCTGGAGAAAGACTATTAAACTCTTTTCTACATTTAGCAATAAACTGAATCACATCATCTTCAGTACCACTCATCATTAGTTTGAGTGCATCCTTAATCATTTTTCTGCAAGGTGCAGGTGTTGATGATTTTACTGCTTCAATTCCCATCATCTTAAGTTTTGGTTCAGTATATCGAACACCTTCACTATCCCAAACATTCATGATATAACGCTTTTTTGCTGTCCAGATAGCACGATCAGCAATATTTTCACGTTTCATCTGCATTTTCTGCTCATAAGCATTCATGTATTGCGCCAGTTCTTGGTAAGAACTTTCAATATATTTTTCAAGTTCCACCTTAGCGACCTTATCAAGGAAGTTGACAATGCTTTGAGTAGTTTTTTCTCTTGTGGCGTATACACGTTTGACCAAAGGATCCATATGGATATAGATAGAATCAGTATCAGAAGCAATAACATAATCAACATCCTCAGTTTTTAACACACGATTCATATACTTATTGATTTTATCTTCAATCCAGCGGATCGCTACTTGTCCAGAAAGAGTAATAGCTTCTGCATTTGCTAGTTTGTAATACCTGAAGTATTGATTACCAATAGCACCATAAGCAGAGTTAAGAGAAATCTTTTTCGCCATTTGAATGTTGTTACATCTGGCGATCTCCTTTTCAAGTGCTTTAGTAGGAGTCTTCTCATACTCCTGCTTTGCGGCAAGCATTTTCTTTTTGAAGACAACACGGTCTCCATACATTTTCTCCATTAGTTCAGGAAGGACACCTTTAAAATCTTTACGATACATTGCACCATTAGGACATACCGCATATTCACTATAAGGCGTTAGATCAATCTCTTTCTTTAAAATCTTTTCAACAGATACATAAGGACACCTCTCTTGAACTAAAGTCTCTGGACTAATATTCGATTGCATAATCAAATGCGGATATAGAGAGTTTAAATCAAAGTTAACAATCCAATCATAGATTCCAGGAACAGGTTCTTTTACATATGCTCCAGCATATTTTCCATCTTTATCAGATTTATCTTTAGGTGGGATAACTATATTACGCTTTTTCAGGTAGTTATAGATAATACTATCCCACATACGAACCTGATAAAATACATCTCCAAAGTTGACTTTGGCATCATATGCCATAGTTAGTGCAAGTTCGATGAGTTTCATCTTGTCTTCTAGACGGTCAACAAGTTCCACGTCAACAATATTATACTCTACAAACTTTTGCCACCCATTTGTATAGAAATCCTTAAACGTATCAAACTCAGAGTGATCTAGCTTCTTAGCACCAAGTTCTACATTAGCAATATGGTCAAGACGATATGATTCTTGTGCTTTATAAGTAAACTTTTTGTAAAGATCAAGATAATCTAGTTGAGTGATTCCACCAACATCCATGGCAACATTTTGCCTGTTATTGATAAAAACTTCTCTTCGACTGACCAAACCCCAAGGAGAAAATGACTTTGCCCTCTTTTCCCCAAGAACTTTTTCTAGTCTGGAATAAATGAATGGAATATCGAAAAACTGAACATTCCACCCAGTGATTACTTCTGGATGAGAGTTCTCCCAAACAGAAAGAAAATCATTTAGAAGATCATACTCAGTATTAAACTGTCGATAACTTACATTCTTTTGTTTATTGTCAAAACTACCATTGCCCCATGTAGTGATTTGTTTTGTTGCATAGTCTTGAACTGTAATCAAAAGAATCTCTTGGTCTGCAACTTTAGGATCTGGAAACCCATTCTCAGACCCAACCTCAATATCCAAGGTTACAAGTTTGATTTTAGTGATATCAAACTTGATTTCATCTTCTGAATATTTGTCTGAAATATACTGATAGATATATCTATCATTGCCGTAGATTTTAAATCCCTCAACATTTTCATACTTAGAATAAAATTCTCTACAATCTTTTACTGTACCTGGATTAACAGATTCAACATATTCACCTTCAAGAGTTTTGTATTTTGATTTTTTATTAGACTTGATGTAAAGAGTGGGAAAATACTCCTCTTTGAATATAACATGCTTACCGTCTTCATATCCGCGAACAAGAAACTTGTTGCCGATCATTTGAACGTTAGTGTAGAACTTCATTTAACAAGGTTTTGGTATTTTTCTAAAATAGTTGGTTTTGGATCTGCCATTGCTAAGATTTTATCAGAATGAATTTTATATTCATTAGTTGTTGTAAAATCAATCAACCATGGACTCAAGGTTAAATCATTTTTATCCAGAAGAAATGGTTCAATCAGTTTACAATCAGGTTCACCAATCTCTGCCCCGACCGCTTCAACTTGGGATACTAGAACTTGATTGTTCATCAGAACTAAAAGTTTGATCTCCATCTCCATACACTCCTTTTTCGTAAATATTTAATAGATTTTCAATAGGATTTACTTGCGTAATAACTTCATCCAAAGGAACTGAAATAATCCTATCTCTGGTAAGAGGAATCCAAGGCGTGATCCCAATCTTAAACTCAGTCTCTGACTGTTCTTCGTCAGAGGGTTTCTTTTGAGCAAACATAACCAAAAAAGGTCTGTCTAGGTTATATCCTACAAGAACACCATCTTGACTAATCATATCCATAACATTAGCGATCACTTTTTCGCCAGATCGCATTGCACACAGTTTAACTGCCATAATCAATCATTAGTCTTACCTAAGCATTTTAGCACAAAAAAATGGGAGGTGTCAACTGGATTTTGCCAGTTACCTCCCGTAGCACAGCGCGACGATATTCAGTTTTATTTATTCGTTTTTAATGTCAGTATTTGTTCATTGTAGCATTGGAGAGAGAACCATCCAACTAAAAAGAGATGTAATGGTTCCAAAAATAAAAGTGGTGGTTGTGAAGTTCATGCTCATTCCTCCTTTGTCATTATAACTATCTATAGTTTAGTGTATCACCACGAACATTTCTGTATCAACAGCAACCAAAATATAGAGTAAATATTAAGGATTACAGATAATCTTTCCTTCTATGCGCTTCTGGGATAACTTTCTTAAGGACAACTGTTAGGAGTCCATCTTCAAAAGTAACTGATCCAACTTCCGTATCTTCTGACAGTGCCCATGCTCTAACAAAAGATCTTTGAGCCATGCCTTTATAAGCATAATCAACTTTCTCATCGGAACTCTCTTTCTTGCCCTCAATAAAGAGTTTTCCATTTTCAGTATATACATCAACTTCTTTACGCTTAAATCCAGCTAATGCAATTTCAAGTTTAGATTCATTGTGATTTATATGGATAAGATTATATGGTGGATAATTTGATTGAGTTTCGTGAAGGTTAAATAGACGATCAAAATATTCATCCATACCAATACTATTCTTTGTGATTCTATCCATCAGTGCAGGAAGATCCGACGCAGTATAGCGCATGAGATTAGTCATTATTGTAGCTCCTTTTTAAAGCGAGTTTGTGTTGTGTGGACCCTTATGGCATCCATACATATTTATAACATGATACAAAAAAAGAGGCAAGGTGATAACCGTACCTCTTTATAGGGTGTTCCGACTTTCGTAGAGACCGCACGAAAGGTCTCAGTTTTATTTAGGTATTTTCAGTTGTCTTAACTTTTTTCCCAATATTATATTTTTGCTCAAGAATCCATTCACTTTTTTCCTTATAAGGAAGAACTTTGATTTGATTTAAAGGAGCAATGTCAGTAATCATCTCTGGATTTACTACATCAACTAATCCCCAATCAAATAATAGTTTTGCAATCCTATTTCTTCTCTGAAGATCATCGACAGTAAGGTTCGTGTTCTTGCCATCAAGAGCAAACAACTCCTTAAAATGAGTAATATAATATTTGCCCTGTTTATGGAGAATGTGAGCACTCTGATAAAGCTTTTTCTCTTTCCTAGAAGCAACTCCAATACGAGTCAAAGTTTCACGAACTTTTAGAAAATCATCAGGTTCTCCCAAAGTTATTTCAATCATCATCCCAGGGTTCCAGTTCACCTGAGGTTCAACAATTTGATTTTCCATTTTTCCCACCAGTTTCAAGTTTAGATTTGATAATGTCGATCTGTTTACTATTTAGTATTTTCAAAACTTGATGTGCTTTTTGGTCACTATAACCATAATATTTTTTGATGGCGTCCAGATTATCAACTTTCTCTTTCTTTAACCAAGGAGAAAATCTTTTTTTTACTCTAAGAGCATGTAGATAATAACTATACTGCATGTCTTTTGGCAAATGATGATAC